CAGAGTTAAATCTTGGAGTCCTGCCACTAAGACTCTGGAGGTTGGTATTATCAATGGCACATTTACTGCAGGAGAAACGATAAGAGGAGAAACTTCTGGAGCAACTTATACAATTGTAAATCAGAACAAGTTTGACACTACTGACACATATGCTGAAAACTATCAAATTGAGATAGAGGGAGATGACATTATAGACTTCACAAGGAGAAATCCATTTGGAGATCCTTGATTTGAAAATATGTTAAATAGTAGTATATATTGGGTATTTTATAAATGTTTGGGACTTATTTTTACCACGAAATTCTGCGGAAGGTAATTATATCTTTTGGAACCATGTTTAATGGCTTGGTTATCAAGAAAGATAATGATGGTGATAAAGTTTTCAGTGAAATTCGTGTCCCCCTGGCATATGGACCCACTCAAAAATTCTTAGCAAGACTTGAGCAAGATGCTACCCTGAAAAAAGGCACTCAAATGTCATTGCCAAGAATGTCATTTGAGTTTTTGGGACTTCAATATGATCAATCCAGAAAACTAACAACAACTCAAACATTTGTTACCAGAAACGCAGATTCCGACAAAACTGGGGTAAAAAAGGCATTTATGCCTGTCCCATATAACATGTCATTTGAACTTTCAATTTATACTAAATTGAATGATGACATGCTTCAAATTCTTGAACAAATTCTTCCAAATTTTCAACCAGGATATACTGTATCAATTAAATTATTGGAAGATGTTGCAGAAAAAAGAGATGTTCCAATAATTTTAGAAAACATATCAATGCAAGATGATTATGAAGGTGATTTTTCAACAAGAAGAGCACTCATATACACTCTAAGATTCTCAGCCAAAACATATCTGTTTGGTCCTGTATCCTCCACTGGTATCATTAAGAAAACCATTGTTGATTATACAACTAGACCTGATATGAACAGGGAACTCAGATACACCGCTGTTCCTAGAGCAATTAAAGATTATACTGGAGATGTCGCAACTACGACAACTCAAGATATTGATCTTGCAACGACATTAATCAAAGTTCAAGACTCAAGTTCTCTCAGTGCAGATACTTATATCGATGTTAATGGCGAGCAAATGTTCATTAAGAGTATCTCTGGAACTGATGTGACTGTTGAAAGAGGAAAAGATAATACAACGATTAAAGAACATGTCAGTGGAGCACCAATTAAGAAGATTACTGCTGCTGACACTGCTCTGATTGAGATTGGAGATGACTTTGGATTTGATGGAACTTTTGAAGAATTTATTTGATGAGATATGAAAGACAAATTTGCAAAAATAGACGAAGTTTTTGATTCCGATAGTAATATCGTAAAAGAAGCTTCTGCAATAAAAAAAGAAATAGTTGATATAAAAACTAGTGAGACTGATGTTCGTCGTGATTATGAATACACTAGAGGAAATTTGTATTCTTTGATTGAAAAGGGTCAAGAAGCGATCAACGGTATTATGGAATTGGCACAGGAAAGTGAAATGCCAAGAGCCTATGAAGTTGCTGGTCAATTAATTAAAAATGTTGCTGATGCAACCGACAAATTACTCGAATTACAGAAAAAACTTAAAGAGGTAGAAGAAGAAAGCGCATCAAAAGGGCCCACAAATGTTACTAATGCATTATTCGTTGGATCTACAGCAGAACTCTCCAAATTACTTAAGAAGCAAGAAGAATAATGGATAAAAAACCAGAAAATATTGGAGATCTTGGAGAATTTTTCAATATTATTGGAAAAGCAAAGAAGCAAAAGGAGGATGAGTTTCGCTCAGTCGTTGGCGATATAAATCTTGATGGAATTTTTGATAATTTAAAGGAAGAAAACAAAAAGATAAAGAAAAAGAAGAAAAAAGAGAAAAAACAGATAGAAGAACTTGAAAAGTTTCTCTTTGAAGATGTAGATAAGAAAGAAGAACCCAAAAAAGAGGAAATTCCCGAAGATCAGGAGATTCCCGACGAAAATACTAAGGTTGGTCTGACCGAAAAGGTTGAGGAAGTCAAAGAAGAAATAGTAGCAGAAGTTGAATCAGAAGAAATTCAAGAAAATGATCATGTCGATGAGGCCATAAAAGTCTTAGACAAAATTGTAAGTAATAAGGAAGAAATATCTGAAGAAACTGACTACGAGTTAATCAAAAAAGAAATAAAAGAACTCAGAACACTCATCCACAGAAATGTCAACGGAACTAGTGGTGGCGGAGAAGTTCGCCTTGAGTTCCTTGATGATGTAGATAGAGATACCGCAAAAGTAAATGGAAAGTTTCTTAAATATGACTCTTCATCAGGAAAATTTGTAGGAGCCTCCGGTGGTGCCGGATCTCAAGGTTTGAATGATACTTTAGGAATAGGAAATACCTCTGATATTGGTATGAGTGTGGGTGTTGTCACTGCAACATCTTTCGTTGGTAATGGTGTCAGTCTGACTGGTATTGTAACTTCTATTGTTGCTGGATCTAATGTAACAATTTCTGGAAGCACTGGCAGAGTAACTATTAATGCCTCTGGTGGTGGAGGAACCGGAGGAAAGTTTAATGATGACCAGACAAATTCTGGTATTCATACAACGTCATCAAATGTTGGCCTTGGTACAACAAATCCAAGATATCAATTAGAAGTTGGATCTGTTGGTGCAGGTGGGACACAACTGTGGGTTAATGGTGATGCAAGAATTACTGGAATCCTTTCAGTTGGAACAGCAACAATCACTTTAGATCCAACTTCAAATAAAGTTCAGATCGGAACAGGCATTACTATTGATGCTACAACAAATACTATTGAAGTTGCTGGTAGTAAAATTGCTGATAATAGTGGAAACGCAGAATTTACAGGAATTGTTACAGCAACCACAGTTCAAGTGGGATCTGCAACAACTATTCATTCATCTGGAATTGACTTAGGTAATGGAAATATTACCTCACATAATATTAATTCAACAGGAATTATTACTTCTGCACAGTTAAATGTAACTGGTGTTTCTACATTTAGTGGTGATGTCAATTTTGATAATGCAACATTATATGTTGATTCTACAAATAATAGAATTGGAGTTGGAACTAATAGTCCAAGTAGAAAACTTGTCGTTCAGGATTCTGGAAATACTTTCTTATCTGTTAAAGCAGGAACTTCGGATGATGTTGGTGTAGTCTTTGGTGATACTGATAATGATGCCAGAGGATTAATTAGGTATGCGAATAACGGAGATTCTCTTAGACTCTGGACTGCCGGTACAGAAAAAGTTCGTATACTTTCTAGTGGTGATTTTGGCATCAACACTACAAATCCTTCAGCAAAACTTGATGTTAATGGCACAGTAAATATCTCCGATGTTGCTACATTCCAGAGTCATATTCATCTTGGTGATGCTGATGAAGCACGTTTTGGTGATAGTAATGATTTAAAAATTTATCATAGCACTAACAGTGTCATTGCAAATACCACTGGTAATTTAATTCTTGCATCAAACGGACTTAAATTAAAGAGTGGAAATTCCTCAAAGAGTTATTATGAACATAGTGCTAATGGTGAAGTAAAAATATTTTACGATAACTCTAAGAAATTTGAAACTACAAATATTGGAATTGCAGTTTCTAATGGAACATCAGATACAGCAACAATTACAGGACCAGCTAATTTAATCATAGATCCAGCAGTTGTGGGTGATAACACTGGTCTCGTAAGAATTAAAGGTGATCTGTATGTTGACGGTGAAGAATTTAAAGTAGACTCCACCACAATCAATCTTGCAGATCACAAAGTTGGAATTGCAACGACCTCAGAAACAAATTTACTTCTCGATGGAGCTGGTATTGGAATTGGTCCCGATAGCAATCAAAAAACTTTCCTTTATGAACATAATAGTGGCACTAACCCATCATTGAAGTCTAGTGAAAACTTAAATGTTGCCTCTGGTAAGGGATATCAAATTAACCAGACAGAAGTTCTTAATTCAACCACATTAGGTTCTGGAGTTATTAACTCTTCATTAACCTCTGTTGGAACATTAGGATCACTTACCGTTTCTGGTGATGTATCAATAGCAGATAAAATTGTTCATACTGGTGATACTAATACTTCTATCAGTTTTCCTTCTGATGATTACATTAGACTTACAACCAGTAATTCTTCTAGACTTAATGTTACTCCAAA